TTATAAATCAAGTAAATCTTGTTCTGACCAGATTTCGATTCCTAAATCTTGAGCTTTTGTCAATTTACTTCCAGCTTCTTCACCAGCAACCACTAAATCAGTCTTCTTAGAAACAGAGCCCGAAACATTTGCTCCTAAAGCTTCCAATTTTTCTTTAGCCTCTGTTCGTTTCAAGGTCGTTAATTTACCAGTCAAAACAACCGTCTTCCCCGATAATATCCCTTCAACATTAACTGCGCCTAAATATGCAAAATTCAAACCAGCATTTTCTAGTTCATCCAGTAAAGTTTTGGCTCCAGCTGTTTCAAAATATGAAACCACAGCTGTAGCAATTACCCCACCAAGTGACGGAATTTCCGAAATTTCTTCTTCACTTGCTTGAGAGAGTGCTCTAAGATTAGCAAAACGTTCTAATAATAATTTAGCAGCTTTACCACCGACGTGGCGAATTCCTAAACCAAAAAGTAATTTTTCCGCTGAATTTTCACGACTTTGCGCAATTGCAGATACAATTTTTTGAGCCAAAGTTTCTTTGACTTTATCGAGGGTCAGTAAATCTTCAACGGTCAATTGATATAAATCAGCAACATCAGTGACTAATTTTTTATCAAAAAGTTGTGAAATTACTGATGGCCCCAAGCCAACAATATTCATCGCATCACGACTAGCAAAATGAATTAACTTCTCTCGGATTTGAGCAGGACACAAAGGATTGACACAACGTAATGCCACCTCATCCTCAAAATGGATCAAATCTGAATCACATTCCGGACATTGAGTTGGAATTTTTACACGATTATCTTCTCGCTTTGAGAAAACTAATCCTTTCTCTACACTTCGTCTACCAAATCTTGTCCAAACATATTTGTTAGCTCGATGAGTTTTACGAAGATGTCTAGCTGGTTTTCGCTTCTCCAGAAGGACCTTACCAACTTTAGGAATAATATCTCCCGCCTTGTAAATCATTACTTTATCATGATTACGGATATCTTTTTCTTGGATATAATCCACATTATGCAAAGTTGCCCTTGCAACCGTTGTTTGTGCCAAAAGAACAGGTGTCATATTTGCTGTTGGTGTGACAACGCCTGTACGGCCGACCGTCCAATCAACAGATAAAATTTCCGTTTCCGCCTGTTCAGCTGGAAATTTATATGCGATAGCCCACCGAGGGGCTTTAACCGTAAAACCTAATTCCTCTTGCTCAGCAAGATTATTGACTTTGATAACCACACCATCAATATCGTAAGGCAATTCGTCACGCAAGCGAGTTGCTTCTTCAATAAATTCCCATATTTCATCCAAATTTCGAGCAAATTTACGCTCAGGATTGACTTGAAATCCAAGTTCTTCGAAATATTCTAATACTTCTTCTTGCGTATCATTGGTTGCCGGACTTGCTTCTTGATAAAGGAAAGTTGCCAAACCACGTTTAGCTACGATTTTTGTATCTAGCTGACGTAAAGTCCCTGCTGCTGCATTTCTAGGATTGGCAAAAGGAGCTGCTCCTTCAAGTTCACGCTCAGCATTTAGTTTAGCAAAATTTTGACGCGGTAAATAAGCCTCTCCCCGTACCACAATATCAATGGCTTCTTTTAATTTTAAGGGAACGTCTTTAATTCGTTTTACATTTTCTGTGATATTTTCACCAGTTGTTCCATCACCACGGGTTGCTGCAGTCACGAGTAAGCCATTCTCATAGTAAAGAGATAGCGAAAGACCATCGATTTTTAATTCACAAATGTATTCTGGATTAACAATCTCTTTGCGGACACGTTCTTCCCAAAGGGCTAATTCTTCCCGCGAAAAAACGTCCCCTAAACTATAAAGATTATAAGGATGTCGAAATTTCACAAAGCCATCTAAAATGACGCCACCAGTCCGATGAGTGGGAGAATCTGCTCTCACTAACTGAGGATTTTCTTGCTCCAATTTCACTAATTCATGATATAGGTGGTCGTACTCACTATCCTCTACAGACGGCTCATCTAAAGTATAGTATTCATAGGCAAATTGATTAAGCTGATCCGTAAGCTCTTTAATTTTTGACTCGATATTCATAGCTCCTATTTTAACACAAAAGACGGGTTAGTATGATTACCAAAACACATCAAATCCTCTAAGTTTTCTTTAATAAATTGATTCAATAAAAAAATAAAAACTCGCTCTTTTAAGCAAGTTTTTATTTTTTTAGTAAGGCGACGGTCGCCCTTTTTCACCTATAAATCACAAGGGATAGGCATCTTTTGTCCCTATTTTGTCCCTAAAAAAAATTCCAGCAGATTGCTGACACCCATATTTAAGATATTAATTATATCATTTTATCTTTGATATATTGAGCAATATTATCATGGTCTGGATAGATAAATTTTTTTGAAATTCCAATCCTATCAAGTTCTTGCAATATTTCATTTTTATTGCTAATTTTAAATACAAAATCTGGAATCAATTCTTGATGTCTATCATTAAAAAATTGCTGTACAATAAATATTCCTTGTTGATTTACCATTCTATCAAATTTTACAGAAGGCCTATGGATATAGTAAGGAAAAATTGAAAAATCTACTGTAATTCCCCATACCTCTTGATTATCTATCATCTCCGCAAACAGATCCCATATTATTTCATCCAAATCCCAATTGTATCTATTATTAACTTTATCTAAGTCTTCTATACTTTTCAAACCAATCAGAGGCATAGGTGTAATTATACCAAGTGCTTTGCTTTCATCTTTAAGCATCTCTATGATATCTTGTTTTTCATCAAAGTGTGGAATAATTTCTTCTCCAGAACTATCCATTCCATAAAAATTGGGTCCTGAAATCTTAAAAAATTCCGGATTATTAGTGAATGCAATTTTATATTGCTTAATAACCTCGTCTGTTATTAAGCTTTTTACATGAGCATAACTTTTAAAATCATAATCATCTTTGGTAACATTGGTTAACTCATATTTAATTAATCCCTCCATTTCATGATTCAAAAACTCTAAATCAGAACCTTTATCGTACGGAGACCTTACCGATATAAAATCAAATAAATTAAACGATTGCTCTGAAATTTTTTTATCCACCATACTTTTTTTGATTGGTATCTCATTAAATCGAACCTTATTAAACAAGTAAACCATTCCCTCATAATCTCTATCCTTCTCACAAGCAAAATAAAGTGCGACAAGAGGGTTCTCCGTAATATCAATAAGTTCCGTTGGGAGTCCATGGTGTTGGCAATAGGCAATGAAATTATCCTCATCTTTTTTTGAAAGAGAGTATCCTATTTCCTGGTAATAATCATTCCTTAAATTTTTCATTTCTAAAAATGATTTATTATTATCTTCCATCCATCTGAAGCCACTAGCTCTGTTCCTTGGCATACTCTTTTCAAAAAGATAATCCTGAGGCTCTCCTCTAAAAAAATAGTTTTTATAATTTACTATTTCACATATAAACTCTGTTAATGAACTAATTTCAATTACTTCCATTGTTTCTACTCTCATTGATTTTTTCTTTAATTATATCAAAAAAACCTAACCACTATGGTTAGGAGTAATTTTTACTTAATAATTTATAGTTTGACCAGCGTAAATCAAATTAGGATTTGAGATGCCATTCATTGAAACTAAACTTTGAACACTTGTTCCTAAACGACTGGCAATTGATGAAAGATTATCGCCTGAGCGTACGGTGTAAGTTCGTGCTGTAGCCCCAGATTGACCGCCTGTGATGCTAATAACCTGACCAGTATAAATCATGTTCGGATTAGATAAACTGTTCTGACGTGCTAATTCTTGCCAGTTTGTACCCCAGTTTGAAGCAATACCACTAAGTGTATCACCTTGTTTTACAATATAACTTTTTGCGGGTGTCGTTGGCTGGCTTGTAGAAGCATCAATAGTTTCCACATCATGAACGGATAACCAGCTCATAATACCATCAAGCAAGACAGTATCTCCATTCTTCTGGATGATTTTATGTGGTTGACCTTTTACCCATTGAGGAATTGTTTCTCCTGTGGCATAATTCTTAGCGCCAAAGTTTACTTTAACCGTCATTCCAACTTCTACATCGTTTCCTTTAACTTCATTAGCTTCTTTACCATTTTCAATGGCCGGTGTAGCAGTATCGGGTTTAACTTCTTGGCCTTGCTGTTTTCCGTATCCATTATCTGTGATTCCTGTTAAATCAACATTTCCATCAAGTCCGCCAGCAACATAAGTTGATGTGAACTGGAATACTGAAATTCCGTCCATACTTGGGAAGAAGCTATAGTTTGGAACTGGTGTCACTTCATAATTTGGATATGCCGCAATCCATAATGAGTTAGGGAATTCTTTGATGATTTGCTTATAATTAACATTGGCCAAAGTGTAAGGCTTGTAAGAATAATACATTGGAGTATATCCAGCAGCTTTTACACGTCGCATTCCGTAAAGAATAGCATCAGTATTTGCTTGCTTATCTCCACTTGCTCCACCTTCGTAGTCTAAAGCAACAATAGAATTCTTTGGTGTTTGAATTCTTGGTAAATAGCGGTCAAGTGCTGCTTTGGCTACTTCTTGGGAACCTCCGACTTGATACCAAATATAAGTATGGGCTCGTTTACCTTGAGCAATTGCTGAAGCTACTTGCGTTTCATAGGTGGCTTGGTCTACAAAGGTTCCACCGTAAGTTCCTCCGATTTGGCTAAAAGCAAATTTATCATGAGCATAGCCAAAGTTACCATAGTCTCCATTATATTTTGACCAGTCCACCCCTTGGTCACCGACTGCCGCAAATACTGGTCCACTTGCTGCGACAACAAAGAAAGCTACCATACCAATGGCAGCCTTTTTAATTAATCTTTTCATTTGTTTTCCTCTGTTTCATTTGGCTGGTTATTATATTTAACAGCACTGACTCCAGCTAATGTTCCCAAGAATACCGTGAATGCATTCAAAGTAATGATGGCTAAATCAGTTCCACCCCAACCGTAGGCTTTACCAATTACTCCAATAAATACACTAAGTGCTGGTAATGCTGTTAAAACAGCCCATTTGATGATGTTGTAAAATTTACTATTTAAAATCATAATTCTTCCCCTCTAAAATTGAATTTTGAAATAGGCTAAGATAAAACCACCTACGAAACCACCAATCGCAAATATTGCTCGCCAAATATTTTTACGAGTCATCATTTTAGTCTCATATTCCTTATTTTCTTTGCTCTCATTAATTCCCATAACAGCTTGAAAAATTTCATTATTTTGTTTAAGCTGTTCCATGTTTTGCTCTCGTAAAAATCTATTTGATTCATCAACTCTTGCTAAACCTTCATTGATTGTATTTTGCATTACAACTGACATATCACTAAGTCGAGCAAGTTCCTTACTATGCTGTTGTATGTCCTTGGTGTGTTGTTGAAGCTGACTTTCGTGCTGTTCAACAATTTTTTCTAACTCCATTACTCCTTCTTTCTATTTTTATACTATAACAAAGCTTTCTTGACCCAAAAATACTGCATTAGTTGTTGCTTTAAAGAGTGTAATCGCTCCAGGACTTCCACCAGTAAACGCATTGATTTGTAATGTGTGCATAGAGTTGGTGGCACTTGCTTCTGGAATTGATTTAAATGTTCTTTTTCTTGGTGCAAAGTCCGTCGGAAGTGACCCAAGAGAGATATCGTAATTTCCGGCCGAAGTGAAATCCCAGCGAATCGTTACTGTATCTCCTCGTCTCATGTACTCCGCTCTATTAGAAGATCCTGGGACAATAGTCCAGTTGACATCATTCGCTATTTTGAGGGCGCCAGTAAGTTCTACGTTTTCAAAAATCGTATACCCATTTTGATCACGAACAACATCAGTATTTCTTTGCCATTTATAATTTTTAGGATCATTCTTATTTGCAACATTCAAGCCCGTCATACGTCCCACATATTTATATTGTGGCCAGTCAGCAGTTGTGACTTCGCTAGCTGATGGCATGTGTGGAGTAGCGATTGAACCTTTTTCAAGTTTTGGTTTTCTAACCCTAATTATGAAACTACCCATACTTGTACCATTGAATTGCGTTATAAAATTTGCTTCCGTATTAACAGCCGGTTCTGAATAAGAAGGCACTGTTGAAGTTTGAGTTATTCTTATCCACTGGTTCAATATTTTGCTATTGTCTTTAGGTAATTCAATATAGGTTATTCTATTCCATGCCCCTACATTTCCTCCGCCCCACGTGTATCGCTGACCCATCCAAAATTCACCTATAGATGCTCCAGCAGGCATATTCCAACTCGTAAACATAATGTCCATACTCATTGTATATGTATCGCCCGGTTTATAATCTCTAGGATTGATAGAGAAGCCATCCCACAGGTTTCTAGTGACATACCCATTTTTTCCCCATATTGCTACTTCTCCGTAACCATTTTCTACTTTATCAAAATCTTTAAAGAATCCATCTTTAGTTTTGGCTGAACTGTTAATTAATAAATTCAAATTCGGATAAACAGTTGTGAAGCCGTTCGTGCCGTCTGCGCTGTTGGCATAGGCGGTGTACACTTTGCTATCCAACGAATCCAGTTGATTCTGTAAATGTCCTGCCGCATCTTCTGATAACTGACCTTTGACATCTTCAAACCACTTCTGAAAGTCTTGATCTGCTTGCGTAAAGATTCCCTTATATTGGTCTACAATTCCATCAACATTGATATTATCAAACGGAGTAGACCACCCACATACCGTAAAATCACTACGCATATCTGTGATATCCGCATCAGTGATTTGGGTGGCATTAGTTTTTACGGAAATTTTTGCCAATTGTAATTCGTATGTTGTATCATTTCTAGCAACAGTCGTATCGCCTGGTTTATAGAACAATTGTGTAGTTCTTGCATTTTTATCCATTCGTAAAACAACAGAATCAACACGATCTTGTATTGATGATGCAACATTCACTTGAATGCCAATATCCGCATCATTTAAATACGAACTTCCTTCAATTACGGCTGAACCGCTTCCTACTTGAATATTCATTCCGTTCTGAGCAGAGCGTACACGCAATCCACCTTTATAAGACATTACAACGCCTGTTTTCAGGAACGCTGCAAAAAATCGCATGAAATCATCTGCATCATAAAGCCGATCCCCATGTACATCGTTCCATGGAAAACTATATTGTGTCATTTGCTTAATCTCCTTTTTATTATGTCAAACACAGTTGGGCTCTCTTTATCCCAGAGTGGTGACATGTGATGACCTGTACTGTCCCAAGTTTCATTTATCCCTGCTAAAACTGATGTTTTTGTTAAGTTAAACAACTTACTTGTAAACCGTACCCTATCACCTATCTGGTAGTCTTTTCCATATACAAATAGGTTACTTTCTAAATCGATATCTCCATTTATCGTGAGCACTTCTTCTTGTTCTGCAAGTTTTTCAATTCCACGACTTGTTAAAGCTGCTTTATATTGTGAATCTGTCAATGTGATATCTTTTCCACTTCCATTCTGTGTTTGCTTTTGAATATCTCGTGCATCAACGTAAATTTCTTCTCGTTCTAGACCTGCCAAATTATCATTTAGCTTGACATTCATACGAGCTGTTCCTTCTCCTTCACCAAAAATCCAAGCCATAGTCGCTTCATCAAAGTTTGATGATTCATAGCTCTCTGATAGTAAATTATCAAAATCAACGTTGAATTCTACAACATCTGATAAATCTTTTCCTTTTACTATTTCTAGTTTGTTATGAGGATTTTGTAAATTTGTAGCTGTCTCTCTAATACCAATATCATAAGTTGAGCAAAGAGCATCTACTTCATCGCAAACAACACCATAAGAATTTTGATAATCAACAGTTGACGTTGACAATGTACCAGGAGATGTGATAGACAAATATTGGATTTTTCGGCTGGCTTGACTTGGATTGACCACCTCATTGTTAAGATGATCATAAATGATTTGTTCTGGCTTTTTGGTCTGATGATAAATTCTATAAACAATTCTCTTCAGTGATTTTGCACGTAAGGATTTACCAGATATAACAACTTCACCCTTTGTTGAATCATCACATACTACTCTGTCAATATAAAAATAAACATCATTTATATTTAGAATATTATCTGAAATAAAAAGCGAGAAAAGAATATCTTTTCTACGCTGTATTTCCTCACTATTATTAAAAATTATTTTTTGAACATCTTCGAGTAATATTTTTAGTGAAAACTGGGAATAAGTATAGTATCTCCAGTTAACTGTTAATGACTCAAAAACATCTAAGATACCAGCAGATTTAAAATTAAAACCACTAGTTCCTACTCGCTTAAATACTTCAATATCCATACTCTTACACTCCTATAATTAAAGGTGTAAATGAAATGGTTGCAAGAATGTTTTCTTGTCCTTTATCTGCCTGAACAACTAAATTATTCGATTCAATATTATCTAATGTGAAAAAAGTAGAACCAGGTGTACGAATACCCATAGCATTCGTTGATTTCGGGTCAGTATCATCTTGATACCATGATTTCTTTTCCCCATGAACTGTAGAAAGGAAAATAGTGGTTCCTGCATCAAAAGTTCCTGTCCATCCAAAATACTCTTGAGTGACTATGTTATAAATTCTTGGATTTTTTACTAATGCATTACACAAAATATTAAGCTCAAACCCAACTTCAAAATCTCCTTTATTTAATATTTTTACAATCTGCCCTGGAGCAATTGTCGCAAAAGCAAAATCAGTTTTAATTGATAATGGAAATTTCAATTTATTATCATTTGATGATAAGGGAATGGATTTATTTCGAACGTTTTCATCACGCCATTCAGGATCCAATGCTCTAAACTGAATTGATGATTCAGAAGTTGATGTGCTACTATCTTTACTTCCCTCATAACCTTTTAATGGTTCTACATCAATACTATAAAGATTTTCACCAATACGAATATATAAAGTTCCTGCAAGTTCTGGGTTGATAATGGCCATCACTTGATGTTCTTTATCTTTCAAAGACTCGTACGTTTCTTCTTTAATTGCAATTCCTACTGTCATATCCCTGTATGACAGCGAACTGGAAGTTTTACGCTGTCCAGATTTTCCAAAAATCTTTTGAGAACTAATTTCATTTTCTGGCGAACCAAAACCTTCATAGCTAGTTAAATAAAAAGGGCCAAAGCGGTCCAATTTTAATTCAACTCCCAACGTATTTTTATAAGAAATTTCCACATTTGGAAGTATCGTCATTATTTCTCCTTTCTAAAAATCATAAGCGGCTTTTTGCCATTGTAGTTGTTGTTGTCGCGCAATTTCACGTTCAGAAGGGTTTTCTTTCACAACAACAGTCATTGGAGCGTGTATCTCCGTTTTTGATTGTTCTTGATTTAAAGCATCGACTGGAATGTTTCCAGCTATTTTTTGAGCAGCGATAATATTTGAGTTGCTGCCAATGTTCAATGCAGAATCCCATGAATCGCCATTTAAGATATTAGTATCAATTTCATCAGTAATTGCTGATTGAATTTGTTTTGCTATCCCAGAAACATTTTTTTGAACAGCTTTGAAGTTTTCCATCAAACTGTCATTAAATCCACCCATAATAGCTTGTCCGGCTGGAATCAATATTTTTCTATCGTAAGATATCGGACCTTTATGGTCTTTAATCCAGTCAGCAATTCCACCAACGAATTTCTTTCCGGCTTCCCATGTGCTTTTAAGCCCACCGACAAATCCATCAATAACTGCACGACCAGCACCAGCTAAATCAATATTGTTTAAACTATTAAAAGTGTTCTTTATACCATTTACAATACCTGAAATCGTAGAAGCTGCTCCAGAAACCGCTCCACTAATTCCACTCCAAACACCTGACATTATTGAGCGTAAAGAGTTACCTGAACCACCCAAACTGCTAAAGAAAGATCTAATTCCATTAATTGTGCCACTAATAGAACCACCTACAGATGAGATAATAGAGCGAATACCACTCCAAGCTCCTGATATCATATTTCTTAATGCTCCACCAGCTGAACCCAAGCCTGTGAAGATAGCTTTAGCGGTATTAATGATACCGCCAATACCACTTACAACAGTAGATATTATTGATTTTATGCCATTCCAAGCACTACTTATCAACCCTTTTAAAGATGTGCCTGCTGAACCAAGACTTGCAAAGAATCCTATTGCTGTACCTACCCATTGAGCTACAGTTGCAAGTACTGGTGCAAAAGCCTTAAATACATTGACTACTGCAGAAATGATAGGCGTTAAAAATCCGATGACAACTCGAATTGTGTCAAATGTTCCGGCTAATGCAATCATTGCACCTTTCAAAACACCACCAATAAATGCACCTAATACTTGAAAAACTGGCATTAAAGCACCAGCAATAACTGTTGCTAAAGGTTGAATTGCATTCCACATTTTTACAAATGAATTTACTAAAGTATCTATTGATGGTCCTATAATCCCCATCATTGTAGTAATGCCATTTGTAATTGCAGGTACTAATGCAGATATAATAGCTTGAATTCCGCTAAAATCAAGTCTTGAAATTCCAGAAGAGATAGTGTCAATCATCGGTTGCACGGCAACTGATATTGCTTCAAAAAGCGATGGTAGCTGTCCGAAAGCAACGCTTAAAGTTGAAATAACCGGCATTACAGCAGAAATGACATTAGAAAATAATTGTGGTAATTTGCTAAATACTCCCATAATTTGAGTACTGATTGGTCCAATTGAAGATAGTAAACTATCAAAAACTGGTTTTAAGCCTGAGACAATAGTTTGAAAACTTCCTTGTAGGGGTGATAATATCGAGCTGAACTTTGCAGTAAAGTCAGAGAACCCACTTCCAATCCCATTTCCTAATTGTGAAGAAAGTTCTTTTCCGGCTGCACTCACAAACGTCGAAATTGCTCCTGGCAAAGCCTTGAAAATATTTCCTACCATTGGAATAAAGTTCTTGAATAAGAATGTTGATGTCGTTGACACCAACGCATTCAATGGCCCTTGCAAATCACGGCCTAGTGATAAGTTACCCAGAACATTAGACATTGCAGCTTTCATTGAATCAAATGACCCACTAAAAGTTGTTGATGCTTCTTTCGCAGTTGTACCTGTAATGTCCATTTCTGTTTGGATTGCATGAATCGCTTGTGTGATATCTGAGAAGTTTGAAATATCATACTTTTGACCAGTCAGCTTTTGAGCATCAGTCAAGAGTCGTTGCATTTCTTCTTTCGTACCACCATATCCAAGTTTTAAGTTATCAAGCATTGTGTAGTTTTGTTTCGCAAAACCTTGATAAGCATTTTGAATATCACCAACATTTGTACCCATTTTATTGGCATTATCAGACATATCAACAATTGCTTGATTTGATAAATCTGCAGCCTTAGCTGTATCTCCGTTCAATGATTTAATCATTGATGCAGAAAAACCTGTTACAGTTTCCATATACGCATTTGCAGACATCCCAGCAGTTCTATAACCTTCTGTCGCATATTTTTTTACTTTATCTGCATTATCTTTAAATAGAGTTTCAACCCCACCTAATGATTGTTGTAAATCAGCTCCTTCAGAAAGTGATGAAGAAATTAATTTACCAAGTGCTGCTCCTGTTGCTACCACACCAGCTATTGCGGCGACCTTTAAGGCAGAACCAATTTTTAGACCTGCACTATTCCCTGCCGACTCAGCTTCTGGGTCTAAGATACCAGACATTGAACCTGATATTCCTTTGGCAGATGGCATAATTTGCACATAAGCTTGTCCTAATTCTGTTGCCATTAACTTCCTCCTCCTTTTTGAAATAGTTGCTGACGATATTTTTCAAAATCCTCACCATAATGAAATCGGATTTTTCTATCAGTTTTTTCTTTTGGTTTATTGATGATATCGGTAACAAGTTTTGGCCTGTTCTTACCTTTCTTACCATCTTCTGTTTTAAACCATAAAGACATACTTAAACGGTCTTGAATCCCAGCTAAAAGAAGTGTATTAATTGGGAACTTTTGCCCACTCATCTTCATTTTTATCCTAGATTCTTCATTCAAACCTATAGAAAAAACAGCTATCTTTAGAGGAGATAGCTGTTTGTAATCGTAAATATGATAAATTTCTGCAAGGTCGCACATTAGTGCTTCTTCATCAAACTTTATCATTCTGGCAAGGAGAATTAGTTTTTTATTTTATTTTGAGCTGCAAAAATATCTTCAAGCGCTTCTCTGATTTTGTCAGTTGAAACAAGGCCTTCTTCATCTCGAAGATAGTTTTTTAAATTTTTAGATTGACGTTCTCCCAATAAGAGATTTAACATTTTTGGTAACAGAAGAGGATTTTCATCAACTTCTGACAAAATTTCTACCAACTCGAAATTATTTAAACGTTCAGTTGTAATTTCATAACGAAATCCGGATTTTGTTGTTCCTTTTAACATATTTCTCGCTTTCTTTATTTAATATTTACGGGGTCATTAGAGTTAAACAGTTGTATCGAGTATGTAGTCGTAGTGAGAGTTGCCAGTTTTATCTGGTAAACCAGTAAGAGTAATCTCAAATCCAACAGCATCAGAGTCGTTATAAGAAATATCTCCAATTTCAGATACTTTCCCCTGTGGAATTACAATTCGCTTAAATACTCCATCACGTACTGTCATATCAATGACAACCGGATGCTCAATAAGTTCTTTTGAATTAGCCTTAACCGTAATTCCAGTTTTAAGGGTTCCGGTTACATTGTCAGCCCCATATACTTCTTTAAGTACTTCAACATTCAAAGCTTCAATCAGCGTATAGCTAAATGTATCTTCTTTTTCTGTCTGTACTGTAGCAACCGTATCGCCACCCCAAGCTTTGATACTATTAGATTTTGGTGAGTTTTTATTTTTTAATCCATCCTCTGAAATATATCCCAACGGTTTAAAAGCAACATTTAGTGCTGTTTTTGCATCAGTTGGTAAAGGTGTACCTTTTGGCGCTGAGTAAATAGCACCATCAATTTTGGGCTTTGCAGTAGTTACATTTTCTACTTGTGCCATTTTAATCCTCCTAATAATGATTAATATCAAATACCGCTTGATAGCGGTATTCTTTAGTTTCTGTGTCAGTAAAGTTGTAGTCACTGTTCAGTGATACATTGCTAATTTCATTTAGTTCGATTAGCTGTTCTACAACTTCTTTCAATTTTTCATTTAGCTTTGCTGCTTCATACATAGAAGGAGCATAGCTCTGAAATGCAAATGTTGAAGATAAAAGGTGATTACTCTTGCTACTACCTGTTTTTTCAAATAAAACATAGCTTAATGGCATCTTTCCTTTTTTCTCCAAAAAAGACGATACCGATAAATGAGTATCAAGAAAATTTTTAATAATAATCTCAATCATTTAACGCACCGCCTTTAAAATTGTATTGTTTTTCATGTTGTCATGCTTTGCTTGATTTGTTTCGGCAAATACCATCGCATTAGCACGATTTTTACCAACATGCATATCTTGACCATAACCTGGTCCACAGCGCTGTTTAACAGCAGATGCTTTTTCTTTAAGAATTGCTTGCATTTCTGGTGATTTCATCATACTAGCAACTCCACTACGATTTAATTTGAATAGATTTTTAGCCATAGTGTTCCACCGTCACTTTCTTGTTCCAATCTAATGGAATAAGTTCCTCGATTCCTTCAAGTGGTTCTCCAAAAGTCCGCCACGTTTTACCAAAGAATCTAACTTTTTTATTTTCCCAATCATGAGTATCCTTTTTTGGAATAGCTAGAGTATAGATTGCTTTTTTTCCTGTCAAAGTAAGCTGATTAACAATATCATCCGATGAGGTTGGGGAAACCAAGACGTTATTGACCACGATTTCCTTATCTTCATAAATTGGGTTTCCAAAAGGGTTTTTTCCTGTTTCTACATTGTCAATCAAAGTTACAGCAATTCCCTTAATCATTCCCATAAAAATCAATCACCCCAAATCTTTGTTTTTTTAGTCCTAAACGGCTTAATTCAGAATTTTTTATGAATAAACCACCTCCAGGAACAAGATATGAACCAGAAACAGAATAACCAAGTGCACTCTCTGTTGTCTGAGTCATGGGTTCTTGATCAGTTGATGTCATAAGCGTTCTAGCAACAATATCTACCGTAACTGACTTTACAACACTTGCAAAATATGGAGGTTTTTCAGCAATCATTGCATCTAAATTCCTCCCCACTTTATCAGCTTCTTCACGTAAGGAATTTGAGACAATTTCAAGCAACTTTTCAGCTCGTTCTTTTTCGTCTTCCTTTAAAGGGCGCCATAGCATCGTTAAATCATCAACTGTAGCAAAAGGATTCATATTACTCCTTTCCTTGCTCCATCATCAAATCATAAAGCACTTGTTTGTTTGCACGTTTATCATATCTAATACCGAAAGCATCAAGTTCTTGCATGATTTGATCTTTAGTAATCCAGTCATAGTTCCCATCTACATTTGATTCTTCCACCACTTGCTCTTGTTCAGGTTTTTTGGAGTCTGCATCATTAGCTTGGATATCTACAATAGCTTCATTCGATTCATTTTCAAGTACCCAATCTCCGCCAGAAATTTTGAAATCTGTATCAATTGTTGCTTTTGTTAATGTGTTAAAATATCTCATTTAATACCTCCTTATTAAGAAGCTTCAGTTACCCGAGCAAATTTAGTAGCATCAAGGATACCCCAACCGAGGAACAACTCGGCACGAATGTAGACTTGGTTATAACCTTTAAGGTCAAGACCTGAGTTGTCTGGGTCACCGTATTGGATAACTTCGAGTGGTACTTCTTTCGCGTACCCCCATTTAAAGCCGTTAGCAAAATCTCCGATGATGGCGCGGTCATTTTGCGTCAACGACATATCTGATACTGTCTTATTGACATCTACTGGCAAGCCATTGATAGTATCAGGCGTTGCGCCCCATTTCAACTCAGGGAAAAGAGCATTTCCTTGTTGGTCTTTTTGCTTAGCGAGGGCTGAACGGAATGACGGATTGATTGCGATACCAGTTACATCAGCATCAACACCAGTTAACAACTCTACCGCGTTTTCAATAGCGCCGTTGGGATCTGCAATGCCTCTTGGAGCTTCAACTTTTTGCGTAACTTTAGAGTCAAAGTGATTTGTCCCAATAACAGCCGATGCTGTACCTAGGCGAGGGTTGACACCGTGAAATGCCATTAAGTCAATACCACGAGCAACTTTTTTAGCAAAACCGTCATTAAACGCCTGCAAGATGTTAATTTTTTCTTCATCTGATGCGTACATAAATTCGTCTGAAATACGCGCACCGTACTCAACTTTGATTGGAACCATTGTCTGTGGTGCAAGTGTTACTCCGCCGTGAGTTTTCTTACCGCTTTCAGCAACGACATCAATTTCTGAATCCATTGTAAACGTGAAAACTTTTTCGCCGTTGAACGGAATAGGTTTTTGAGCTGACAAGCGTGCGATTGAGCTTTTTCCAGCTACTTTGCTGATTAGGTCTGTGACCAATTCTGGGTCAAATAATGTTCCTTTGTTTAATACCATGTTTTATTCTCCTTCTGTTTTTAGTCCATCGACTAATTTACGATAAGCTCCATCTTTTCCGTCACCCAAATTTGGTTCAACATCTTTAAGTGGGGCAGGTGGAGTTTGTGGTTTAATGAATCCGCTGAAACGTTCAGCATCAGCTTTAAGTGATTCTTCATCATCGCCTGAAAGTCGGTCAGCCAAATCTAATGGCAAACCAGCTTTAATAGCAATAGATTGTTTGAGTTGAGTTGTTTTGTAACCACTGATTTGTTTTTCATAATCAGCTTTTTCTTGTTCCCAAGACTTTGATTCTTCAATAGTTGCTTGATATGCAGTGTTATCTGCTTCAAGTGCAGCAATTTTAGTTTTGAGTTCATCGTAATCAGCAAAATTAGCTTCAATCGTTTCTTTTTGGCGTGCCAATCTTGTTTCAATGATTTGGTTTAACTCTTCTTGTGTTTTTGGTAAATTGTTTTCTGACATAGTCAAATCCTTTCTCCTGCTTGCCCGGCAGTTCGGTAATTTTTGGTACAAAAAAACGACTTAAAAAGTCGTCTAATACCGTATTTGTTGTTTTTTCTTCGGCTTGTTATTGCTACAAGCCCAATGCGCCAACAACGCACTGTCCATTAAACTGATATCCATATCATCAAATTGTGATTTATACCCAAATCCACCACTAGTACCGATATTTCTCTTGTCACAGTTAGTGACTACAGTAGAAAGTGAAGGTTGTCCAGAATGGCAAAAGCTTTTTTGAAAAATTCCTTGTTCCCATAGGGAATTAGCATTGATAATTTCTTTTACAGTTGGTAGTATCGGTTCTTTCAATTTGAAATCTTTCATTTCACTCGTTAAGATACTTTGACCACTTTGACCATCAATAACAACTTTTTCAACATCTGCTTTCTTTAAGAAATTAATAATCCATTGGTTGCCATTCCTTATGGACTGACAATCGATTGTTTCAACAAATATCTTCCCTGATAGTGTTTTAACCGCAATACTCATTGCAACATTTGCACCATCATTCCCATACTTAATACCAACAAAGAGCTTCCCTTTGATAACTGGCAAACGATTAACCTTGAGCGCATTCCATTCTTGTTCTGAAATGACTGATTTCTGGTTATATTTTGGCCAATAACCAAGACGTTGAACATTATGATCCAACTTATCTTCACCAAGCTCGGCTTCGATTTTACGTTCGTTTAAGTGATAGCCCATAGATGGATTAGAATTGTACCAGGCTTCGACATCATGAATGTCCTTGACATCTTCAACCGACCACTCCGCCCAACCTGAATACTTTGCTTTCCCAGCTAAGGTATTATCTCGATAATTTGTAAAAACAGTTCCACTTGATACTGGTGTTGGAGGTGTTCCACACATTATAGTCATTGGATTATCACTGTCAGTAACAGTATATTTCAATGCTGATTCTTGCTCAGTAGTATATTCCTGAGCTTCATCAATTACTAAAATGTCAAATCCTTCTCCAAGACCACCACTTGATGTTCTTGTTCTGAACTGAATTACTCCACCAGACTCAATTAATTCCAATCTTTCTTGCCCTTTAGCTTTGATAGATTTGAAATCTTCTCCTTCAACATAACCACTATCTTCAAGATATTTTTTTAATTTCTCATAAGATGAGTGGGACGTACTAATTCGGTGTGCTGTATGAAGAATGCTTAAGCCTTGTTCAAGTGACCATAATTCAAGGATATATACAATTTCTGTTTTACCATTCCGCCGTGGGATTGAATATCCAAACTTTTGGTGTGTCCATAAACCATCTTCATCAATGGCCATAACCTCTTTCAAAAGGTTCTTTTGCCATGGATAACACTCATGTTTAGATTTTTCGTAAATCTCAATAGCTTCTTGATATTTTGTTTCAGTAAATGGAAGTATTACCGATTGAGTAGGATACTGATTGCCAAATCTTTTTTCAGCAGTCATGTTACTCCTCCTTCAATCTAAATGCATGATAACCCTATCGCTGGGAGCTGTCCCCCCTAATCTCTCATTGTTTCAAGTATTTGCTGCTTGGCAATTTCTATAAGCCCTAGAGTTTCAAGGGAATTATTTTGCGTATTGAATGTTTCCAAATCTCCATTTGGGAAGCGACCAGTTACTAAGATACAATCTGCTTCAATAAAAAACTCAGATACTGACTTCAAAAAATCTTCGTTAGAAATACCACGTTCCACTTTCCGCTTCTGTTCTTCAATTTTTTTTATTTCAGCCACTACGTACCTCTTTTCTTCAAGTTCAAATTTTTACGTTCAGCAATCTTTGCATTTTTATCTGGATCAACCCAGTTTTTAGACCAAACATCCTGACGCTTTTTATCAATATCTCTAGGATCGTATTCTACTGTGCAACGGCAACGCTCATGACGATGATACACGTCACTTGGAACCTTAGGATAATCGTATGAACCTGCCAAATTTCTACACCAATCGCATGCTTTACCTACTAACTTTCTTACAATTTTGGGTTTTAAACCTGCTTTTGCTTGAAAATCAATATTTTTCTTAAGCGTATCATCAACAACACTCTGGCTAAATGTTACTATTGGCTCTTTCAAAAGCCAAAGTATTTTTTCAAAATCATCTTCACTAGAAATACGGTTAACAATGCCATCAATTCTATCTTGGTTTAATTCTGGTACTTGTGATTTTAATTTAAATCCAGCTAATTGATTAAGTTCACTTTGAACATCCGTTGAATACCCTGAAATTAAATCAAAATTTTTCTTCAATATGGAATTGAACAATCTATCTGCAATGTTGAAATACATTTTTCCGTCAGGTAAAACATCTACTGTTACATGAGTTCCTAAAACATCAGATAAAATTTGACCAACTTCAACACCAAATTCATTTGCTTGAATATAAGTTGCTTTTTTATTTTTTAACAATTCCATCGATCGCTTCAACTTTTTACTATTTGCTGCTCTTTCATCAAAGTCTTGATTAATTTTTTCTAAAAGAGTTGGTAAAATATCTTCCATTATTCAGCTCCTTTAATTCCAGTTAAATCACGAATGGTATCTTTATTGATGAACTCAGGAATTGCTTGATTGAGTTTAATTGCTCCATCTCCAATAAGACTTAACATGCTTGCATCAGCTTCAAACAATGGTTCCCATTTCGGTTTTGTTTTGCTAAACTGTTCTCTTAGATAAGGTACATCATCACGCAAACATGCTGCAAGATAAGCTACATTTAGTAATCCTGCTCCCAAACTTCGTTGAGCTTTTCTACCAGCCAATCTTAAATTTTCATGACTTGCCTTAATTGCTTCAACCGATGATGGATTATCAGAAACAAATCCTAAATCATCAAGAGTTAATCCAGTTTCACCAGCAAAACCAGCCGCTGCAGTTCTGAGTTGTTCAGTAAATGGAGACATGCTTGGTTGAGTAAATTGTCCAAGAGTTGGTTTATCGCCATCCTCGTCTTTTGTAAATTGCAACATGCTTGAAACTGTTGCTTTCCAAGTTTCCATTGGCTCCGCATCATCACTCAATCCAGTTACATATTTTTGAGGGAAAGAATAAAACTCAGCTGTTACATCAGCCCTTTCAAGTGTTCGTTTTGCATTGCTTTGCCAATACATTCCTGAACGTGTGATACGAGAACGCCCAAATGGACGAACTGCATCAGGACGGTGAATGATAGGCACTAACAGTGGATGACCTGTTGGATTAGCAATCGAAATATTATTACGTGAATCACGATAATAATAATCTGTTCTATCAGGCAAGAAATGAGCTTCAAGAACAACATTATTGTTTTCATCTCGTTCTAAAACTGCATACCCCTCTGTCAGTAATCCAGTAATTGGGTCAATGATTCCTGTTGCATTGACCGCTTCAATAACTTGAAGTCGTACTGCATCATTTTCACCTTTAGAAATATAAATAAAGCTACATGATGCAATAAGTGCTGACAAAACAGCACTATCAAAAAATATATCAGGATTATTTTCCTCAAAAATTTCATTTACTGTAAAGTCATCATTTTCAAATTCTCGAAAAACAAGACGGTCTGCAAGACTATCAACTCCTTTTGCACACCACCCTAATATTGAACGATATTGTTGGCTTAATGCTTGTGGAATTGTAATCCCTTTGAATCTATCAACATGCTTCATTGCATATTGCTCATAGCGCATTTCTGCTCTTCGTTTATGAACAGAAAGCTTAAATCTCAGGTATCCAATACCTTTTTCAGTCAATTTTTGCTCCTTTCTAAATTAAAAAGAGATTAGTTATCCACCAATCTCTTGATTTCGTTATATTTTTGTTCTATATCTTTTAATCGGTTATATTCAGAAATCGTTAAAGAGATAGAGTCATTGTTATCTAAAAGTTCTGTTACGCTTTGTCCTCCCATTTCTGATATTATTACAAGATTTTCTTTATTTGGAAGATTACGTCCTTTTTCCCAATTATTTACAGTTCCTTTAGATGTATTGAATAGCTTTCCGAATTGTTCCATTGTCAATCCGCTATCTAAACGTATTGTTTTAATCTTTTGTCCTACTATTTGCGGAGATGTTGGATTGTCACTTGGAGAGACTAATTCTTCAATACTGATATTTGCAAATTCTGCAATATTTTTTAATCTTTTAGGATTAGGTGTTGATATCCCTCTTTCCCATCTAGAAACAAGACCTTTTCCAGCGCTAAAGAGAGCGCCAAACTCTTCAAGAGTCATTCCCCTACTAAGTCGGATGTTTTTAATTCTTTGACCAATAATGTAATGTTTATCTGTGTTTTTTTCAGCCATTTTCACTCCTTTCTAAAGTCGCGTGAGAAAAAATGTACAGTGACGGCGTGAAGTACGGAGTGACCCAGAGGGAGGGGGCATAGCCCCCATAGTTTAGTTCCTAAGCCCTTTAAATTATTTTTAATAATATTTATCATAAATAAATTAAGATACATAAGAAGACCAATCACGGCTTTGTGGTAAATTACGATTACCTAATACCTTTGGCTCTTCTTGCTTCACATTGAACAGCTTGTCAGACTTCTGACGGTTGCAAGTCCAGTGAGCAAGCTGTAAGTTATCCATCGCTGAAGGATGACCACCTTTATTAATTGGAATGATGTGGTCAACAACTGGACTCAATGGATCAGGAGCTTTCAATCTCTTATCGATTGGCTTGCCACATATTCCACAAGTGTTCTGTGTCTTTAAAAGAATCTTTCTATTCTTATCAAAGGCTACACGATGCGCACCAGTACGGTCAGCACGTAATACTATGGGAGGTCACCTCACTTTCTCCACACAAAAAGCCAACAGAATAGATCCGCTGGCTTTATTTGTTTTATTTGATGATACTATAATACAACATTTATCTTGTCAGTTTTCGCCCAAAAGGTGACAAATTACCAGAAGCCGTCACATATCTCATCATACTTCTCAAGTATTGCTCTTCTCTTTCTAAAGTATTGGCGCTCAGTTATGTGACACTTATCAGCTATCTCTGGTACTGTATAACGTTTACCAGATAACCAACGGTAGTGGAATACCAATTGCATATCTTCATCATCTCCAAACCAATCTTGTAACTCATTGATTCGATTCTTAAACTCATATAGGCTTTGGAGTTTACTGTCAGCATCCCATTTCATAACCATATCTTCTACTGGCTTTGAGACTATACTTGACCTACCGCCACCTACATTATTATCATGTGATTGTTTAACTTCTAACTCATACTTACGATACTGAATAGCGTGGTCAATTCGTTGACACATAAAGAGCTTCTTCTCTATAGCTTTCAAGTCGCTGTCAGTAAGGTTATATCTTCTACTCATAGTGTCTTAACTCCTTATATTTATGATATAATAGTAGTTAAGAATTCAGTTTTTAAAGCCCATTGCCGTGGGCTTTTTTGTTTAATTAATTAATTTAAAATATAATGAGATTAGAAACGCAATCCCAAATAATATATTAAAGGTTGCAGTTCCAACACTTATTGGACTTCTTGGCTTTCCAATTGCGTAAGGCGTAACGAACATTCCAAGAATCAGTAATAGCACGTAGGCTATGATAATTATATTTGCAATCAT